AGCGGGATCCACATTTTGTACGGGTTGTAATGTCATTTGTACGCGTTGTCACGCGCAAACTTCAAGTAAGGTACAGGTTTTTGCCTCTGCAAATGTAGTTTCCCTGCGACACTGGCTGTCAACGAAAGGAAAGAAGATGCCTGGTCCGGTACCAAAGCGTCCCGATGAGCGCATTCGCCGCAATGAAGACGTCGTACCCACTGACAAGATCGAAGTGTACGGCGACGTTGTCGTGCCTCCGCTCAATCTACCGTTCGATCCTCACCCAATGGTGGTGGATTTCTATGACGGGCTAATCAAGAGCGCTCAGGCGCAGTTTTATGAGCCGAGCGACTGGGAGTACGCACGCGTTGTGTGCTTCATGCTACAGACACTCGTGACTTCAAGCAAGCCTTCATCTGAAATGTACAAGGCTTGGCAGACTGCAACAAGTAATCTTCTCGTTACAGAGGGTGATCGCCGCCGTCTTCGTATCGAGATTGCACGCAAGGCTGTCACTGATCAGGTTGACGATGCCAGCGAGGCTCTTATTTTGCAGTTCAAGGAGCGCATGGAGAACGCTGTTAAGTCACGTGTCGAGGCGTGATGGCTTGGAACACTAGCAATCGACGTTCCCGACTTCCTGCGGATTGGTTCACGCGTATCAGGCCACACATCCTGAAGCGTGATCCTCGTTGCAAGCTACGATACCCTGGATGTACGGGTGTGTCAACTCAGGTCGACCACATTCGACGTGGCGACGATCACAGTTTCACGAACCTACAAGGCGTGTGTGCGCATTGCCACGCCATCAAGAGCGCCCGTGAAGGGCGCCAGGCACAGTTGACCAGGAGTCAGCGCCGTAAGCGCCCCCAGGAGAGGCATCCCCGTGACGGACTCATTGCGTCTCGCCCCGACGAGCGAAGTAACACAGACCACTCTACCTGACGGTTTGCCCGATTTGACGCTTGGGTGGTTCATTTTGGCGTGGGCGTTCAAGTTCCTACGTCAGCCTGATGGTCCTGACGCGGGTGAGCCTTTTTTGTTCACGGATGAGCAGATGCGTCTCATTCTATGGTGGTACGCGATCGATGACAAGGGTCGCTTCCTATTCAATAGTGGTGTGATTAGGCGCATGAAGGGTTGGGGTAAGGACCCTCTTGCTGCCGCCATGTGCCTTATCGAACTGTGCGCGCCCACAGCCTTTTCTCATTTTGACAAGAATGGGCAGCCTGTAGGAAAGCCTCAGCCCGCACCGTGGATTCAGGTCGCCGCCGTTTCCCGTGATCAGACACGAAACACTTTCACGTTGTTTCCCACGATGGTGTCTAAGGAATTGATCGATACGTATGGCCTCGATATTCACAAGGAAATCATTCACAAGAAGGCGGGTGGGCGCATTGAGGCCGTGACCTCGTCGCCTAAGTCGCTTGAGGGTGGCCGTTCTCACTTCGTTATCATGAATGAGACACAGTTTTGGTTGGAGAACAACAATGGGCATGAAATGGCCGGTGCTATTCAGGGTAACGTTGCTAAGGGACGCGGTGGTAGTTTCCGTAGGCTCTCGATTTGCAACGCGCACCGTCCTGGTGAAGAGTCGATTGCTGAGCAAGATTATGAGGCGTTCGAAAAGATTGTCGGCGGACAGGTCAACTTCAGTAAGTTTTTCTATGACGCACTTGAAGCACCCGCCGACACCAACATGGAAGAGTACGAATCGCTACAAAGGGGACTCACAGTAGCACGTGGTGACTCTACGTGGTTGGACGTCCCACGTCTCATTGAAGAGATTGCGGACCCACGTACCGTACGTTCTGAGGCGCGACGCAAGTACCTAAACCAAATCGTTGCCGCTGAGGACGCGTGGATTGCTCCGTGGGAGTGGGATCAGTGCGCCATCAAGGCATTGCGTCTCCGTCCAGGAGATCAGATCACGTTGGGATTCGATGGTTCGCGTGGCCGTGACCACACGGCTCTTTGTGCGTGCCGCATCGAAGATGGTGCCATTTTCCTGTTGAATGTTTGGAACCCTGAATCATATCCAGATAAGAAGATTCCTACTACGGCCGTTGACAAGGCCGTTAGGCAGGCATTTGATCTGTACGATGTAGTCTCATTCCGTGCTGACGTCAAGGAATTTGAGTCGTACATTGACCAGTGGGCGGCCGATTATCGCAAGCAGTTGGTGGTAAAGGCTAGCGCGGGTCATTTGATTGCATACGATATGCGTTCGAAGGCCAAGCGTGAATTCCTGTTGGAGTGTGAACGCTTCCGTGATGCTGTCATCGAGGGCAACCTACGTCATGACGGCAACGCTGTATTGAGGCAGCATGTTCTAAACGCCCGCCAGCGCCCAAGTGACACGTACGACATGATCGGTATTGGTAAGGAGTCGAAGGACTCGCCACGAAAGATTGATGCTGCTGTCACTGCTGTCCTAGCATTTGGTGCGCGTCAGGAGTATTTGAAGACGAAGCACAACCGTAAGAAGAGCCTGGAGATTATCTAATGCCTACCGTGAAGGACTGCATTGAGCAGGCGCGTGAGAATCTTGGGCGCGATCGTAACAAGCTAGCGGCCGATTCCAGGTATTACGAGGCCGACCTAACCCTTGACCGAACAGGGCACCCGCTCCGTGGAGAGTTGCCTAATTTGTCGGCAAGCGTGGGTTGGTCACGTCTATACCTGGATTCGTTGGTTGAACGTTTGTCGATCGTGGGTTTCCGTGCGCCTGGCGCTTCGGACACTAATGATGATTTGCAGGCTTGGTGGAAGGCAAATGACCTTGACCAGGAATCTCAGATCTCATTCCTAGAGACATTCATTCACGGCCGCTCGTTCATTTCTGTTTCAGCCCCTACCGATGAGGATATCCTTTTCGGTCACCCTGCTGACGCGCCAATGATCCGTGTCGAAAGTCCAAAGAACATGTGGGTGGAGATTGATCAGAGGACACGTCGCGTTCTATGGGCCGTCCGCTTCTACCTTGATCCCGAGTCTGAGAAGATGGGATTGGATCAGGAACAGCAAAGTTACACAGTGTATTTGCCTGATCGCACCGTGTACGCCGAAGATGCTAAGGGTGGACGTATTCGTATCACCGAAGAGGATGTGCACAATCTCGGTATTGTCCCTATCATCCCGTCGTTGAACCGTGAAAGGATCAGTGATAGGTACGGGCGCTCGGAGATTATCCCTGAGTTGCGCTCGCTACAGGATCGTGCTACGCAGGTTGCTCAGAACATGAGCATGGCCGCCGATTTGATGGCTGTCCCTCAGCGCTTGTTGTTTGGTGTTGAGAAGGAAGCAATCACACAGAATCAGGACCCTGCCGCACAGTATAAGGCGTACATGGCCGGTATTTTGGCGTTCGAAGATGAGAATGCGAAGGCTACACAGTTCACTGCCGCCGAGCTATCGAACTACACGGGTGTGTTGCAGGAGTTGGCCAAGGAGGCCGCTTCGTATACAGGCTTGCCTCCGCAGTACCTTTCATTTTCATCTCAGACTCCTGCCTCTGCGGAAGCAATCCGTAGCGCCGAGTCACGCTTGGTGAAGAAGGCTGAGTTGAAGGGCGCCATGTTCGGCAACGTGTGGGAGCGCGTCATGATCGTGGCCTCGCTGGTCATGACAGGTGTGGTCAGTGATGAGGTGCGCATGTGCGAAGCCATCTTGACAGACCCTGCCACTCCGACGTATGCTGCTAAGGCAGATGCAGCGGTGAAGTTGACCGGCGGAAAGCCTGTCATTCCTGTTCAGCAGGCGCGACGTGACATGCGTTACACTCCTGCTGAGTTGGAGCAGATGGAGTTGTGGGACGCTCGGGAGAAGACCGAGTACATCGGGGCGCTTTTGGGAACATCACCTTCACCTACCTTCCCAATGCTGACTACGTCGGCAACGAAGGCCGTAGACCCTGAGGCAGCTCAGCGCGCTCAGGCACAGAATAACGCAGGTGGAAGCGAGACAGGAGGAAATCGACGTGACAGCACAGCTTGATCCATGGGAACTAAATGCGCCCGATGAGGTTGAGGTGTTCGATACGGACGCCGAGACATGGGATTTGGGTGCGGCATGTGACCTTGGAGACACAGAGTGTGAAGCTTGTCAATGACACATCTTTGATGTAGTATGTGGGTGCGAGATTGGTGTAATGGCAACACAGCGGCTTCCAACCCCGCTGTCACGGGTTCGATTCCTGTATCTCGTGCTCACAAAGGAACATGATGCAGAAGTGTCCACAGTGCCATATGCGCAAGGTTGAGATGCGTACAGTGCGTGATGATAAGGGGAATGTGATCGAGGTCACATCCTATTGCACGAACTGTCAGAGTGTGGTACAATGGCATAAGCGTCCAAAGAACAAGTGACATACGGTTTACACGTCTTCCGGTTCCAAAAGACGTGTTGGTGTCCCTATGGTGTAAACGGCAGCATGGCAGACTCTCAATCTGTCGGACGGGGTTCGAGCCCCCGTAGGGGTACAAGCGAAGGTTTGCTGTAAACGACGCTGGAACAGCATGGTCTTGGCGTTTTACGGTATCGTCGTCAGAAACAACCGTATGGTTTTTGCTCTTGTCGCCTAGCGGCTAAGGCGCCTCTCTGTCGAAGAGGTTATCGCGGGTTCGAGTCCCGTCAGGAGCGCACTGCCGGATGTCCTACGTAGCGGTCGGCTGATTAACGGACATTCATAGGGTCGCTCCCTATGGACGTTTGGGCACGTAACGTAAAAGGTGCCATCAATGGGCTATGGTGTAAACGGCGAACATCTCTGACTGTTAATCAGAGGTTCTAGGTTCGAATCCTGGTGGCTCAGCTTTCTACGATAAGGAACATAATGGCGAAGATTTACGGTGTTGCACGTCCTCAGCCTATTTGGGGCGTAGTATGGGAAGGTGACAACATTGAAGAGATTCAGGACGCGTTCAGCGATTGGCCGTCCAATTTGTTCTTTATCAACGAAGAAAATGGCAACTTGTGCTATGGGTTGACCATTGAGGAAGCAAATCAATACCCTATCGGTACTGTGATGTTGTTGCAGGGTGGTATTGGGTATATGTCGCAGGAGAGTTGGGATTCTCAGTATTCCACGCTTGACAGCGCGACACGTTTGAAGTATGATGTAACTGAGGACGCCGAGACTGTGACGTCGTTCACGGCAAAGCGTTCGCGATAGCGGGGTAGAGCAGCGGTAGCTCGCCAGCCTCATAAGCTGAGAGGTCGAGGGTTCGAATCCCTCTCCCGCGACGTTGCAGGTAGCTCAATGGTAGAGCACCAGACTGTGACTCTGGTGACGCGGGTTCGATTCCCGTCCTGTTCCCCACGTGCCTTAGCTCATTTGGTTAGAGCGTCCGGCTGATATCCGGGAGGTGCCAGGTTCAAAACCTGGAGGCACGACTAGACGTAAAGACCGTCCAGCGGGACGGACCCCTGCGTCGTTTACTCTGGTAGCTCAGCGGAAGAGCGACTGGCCTACACCCAGTTGGTCGGGGGTTCAAATCCCTCTCAGAGTACTCAGTGGTGCGGGCGGCTTGTTGGTTTCTCCCCCTCCACATGATCTACAGAGGAACCATCGTATGGGGATCTAGCTCATTTCGGTAGAGCACCTGCCTTGCAAGCAGGAGGTGACGGGTTCGAGACCCGTGTTCTCCACGCTATAGCGTTGCGGCACTGCCGTAATTCCGTCTGGTGAAGGTCAACCTTCGCGCGAGGCGTTTAACGGAGTGTGGGGCAGTTGGTAGCCTACTCGCCTTGGAAGCGAGATGTCGCTGGTTCGAGTCCAGCCATTCCGACACATACAGTATAATTTCATGGACATCAACGAGTACGCCGCAGCCAAGCAACGCATTCTAGCGCGCATGGTTGCGGCGTTGTTGCACGTCTTCCAGCAGTTCATGCGCGGGTACATGTCAGCGCGTGATTGGGACGCGGCTATGCAAACGACCTACCGCGTTATGAAGCCCTATCGTGATCAGGCAACTGAACTTGCACGTCGTTTCCACGATGATAATAGGACTGCACAGACCGGTGATAGCGTTAGGCACGACGTCTTCAAGGATGACTACTTCCCTGAGCAGTGGTACAGGCAGACCATGCGCCCTGTCTTTCAGCACGCTCAGGAGAATCGATCTGCTGAGGACTTGGTTGAGGAGTCCGTAGCGCGCGTTGTCAAGGTTGTTGAAGATGGCGCTCGTCGCACTCTCATTCAGGCTGTACAAAGTGACTCCTCTCATGTTGTACGTGGTTTCGCCCGTTTCGACCCACGCCCGCCCACGTGTGCCTTCTGTACCATGATGATCTCACGTGGCCCCGTGTATGTCAACCCCAACACAGGAGGTTGGCCTTTTGACACACAGAGGCTTGAGAAGGCCCTTCTTGAAGAGAGCCCCGAGAAGCTCAGTGAAATGATGAACAAGTGGCATCCTGATTGCACATGTCTCGTCGTTCCCGTTTACAAGTATGACAATTACCCAACATTGGCACAGGAGCAGGAGGCGTTCGATATTTATGATCGTGCGCGCAAGGCTGTTGCCAAGGATTTGAAGGTCGGACAAAGCAAGATTAACACACGCCTCATTTTGAATAAGATGCGTGAATTGATTTATTCGAAGAATTTGGAACAGGACGCTGCAAACCTAGGACGGAATGTAGCGTAATGTTGACATTCCGCGATCCTGGTGACCGCGCGTATTGACCCTGGAGGTTGAGAATGACTGAGAAGCAGACTGAAGGCACAACCGAAAACAACACGCAGGAGACTGTAAAGTCGAATGCTTCGGATGTGAGTCAGCTTCCCGAGTGGGCACAGAGCGAGCTATCTCGCGCCCGCAACGATGCTGCCAACTATCGTACACGCTTGCGTGAGGCCGAGGCAGCCCGTGACACGCTTCAGAAGTCCTATGACGACGAAGTGACCAAGGCGAAGAACGCTGAGGCTACGTTGGAGGACACTAAGCTGACATCTTTGAAGTTCGAAGCCGCGCTTGAAGCGCTTGGTATCGATGCTTCTCCCGCGAATGCGCTTGCAGATCGTCTTCGTGGTAGTACCATCGACGAATTGAAGATTGATGCGAAGAGTGTCACAGAAGCATTTGGTGGTTTCGGCGAGAAGCGTCGTGCCACGGATCGTTCCGCAGGCCGCGGTAACGAAACAGACAAGCCTTCCACACCTGAAGAGACGTTCGGCGATTTCTTGTCGGGCAAGCTTGGGTGGGGTCAGTAAATAGTAAAGGATGCTAAATGGCTTTCCAGAATGAGGTCTCGCCGAATCGCGAAGACCGTCACCAGGGGCGTTTGGCATATTTGACCGACGACATGCTTCCTAAGGAGAACGCAGGTCTTCTTTGGGAGACTGCTACCGAGGGTAGTTTGGTGCTTCGTTTGGGCCGTCAGGTTCCGGTCGGGTATGGCGAGACGCTGATTGCGATGAACACGCTTGAGCCTGAGGTAGGCCAGGTCGGTGTGGGTACGCGCCCACAGGACCGTGAGGGTTACCGCAAGCCAGTGAGCGGTATCGCGTGGGAGAGCA